TGAACTCCGCGAGCTGGTACATGTCACCGATGGTCGGCGCGTTGGGCGTGACGATGAGCGTCTGCGCCGACACGGGCGCAGCGAGCAGCAGGCCGAGAAGCGCGAGCCGGGAAATCATAGCGCACGCCCCACGACATCCACCCGGAAGCGGAACGGGTTCGCCACCGTGCCCGAGAGCGGAGTCGCGATCACGCGCAGCTTGAAGGTCATGCCGCGCACGCCGGGCGGCACCTCGTAACTAAGCGGAATCCACCTCCCATACCAACCCTGCGTAGCACCATCGGCGAGATCCCAGATCAGGGAGGTTTCGTGAGGCCAAGCGAGACCGCTCGTGGTTCCGATCACAGTAGAACCCGCGTAGCGCGTCACCTGGGCGACGGAGTCCACGAGAGCCCCGCCGAAATGCGTGGACCCGCCCGAGGTGAACAGCGCTGCTTGGGTCCAAGTGGAAGAGGAATCCGCCACCAGCCCAGGATGCCAGCGCACTTGTACCGCGATCCGGTACACGCCCGAGACCCCGGCGCCTTCGAGTTTCAATGCGACCGTGAGCGCCTTGAGATCGTGAACGTCGATCGGCACCAGCAGGGAGTCGACCGGCCGCGTGAGCGCCGAAAGCGTGTCGTAGTAGACCTTGGTCAGCGGCCCCAGCAGCGTCTCGCGGTCGGGATTCCCCAGGTTCACGTTCGGGCCGCTCGCGGTGTCCCAACGCTCCCAGTGGGTGCCGCCCCAGTAGTAGAGCGGCGGACCCCCGATGTTCTTGTTGGTGATACTCTCGCTGACTTCGCCAGCGCGCGCCTGATGCGGTGAGGCCCACAGGCACGCCGCCATCAGCAATCCGATCCATCGCTTCATCGTTCCCTCCCGGTTAGCTGATCTCGACTGCCAGAACCTCGGTCACGTAACTGCCCGCTGCATGCTGCACCTTGTCCAGCACCTGCCACTTCTTCCCCGCCCACGAGCCATCCGAGCCCTCGACCGCGTAGGGCCACAGCTCGTCGAGCGAGGCGTCGCACTCGAAGACCCGGCCCGACTCCATGTCCGGCATGCTCAGCAGCGGGAACCAGCACTCGGGCCGGTTCACGCATAGCAGGTCCGTCGCCCGGTCGCGGACCTCGCGCGCGGTGTCGTGGTCGTAGATCGTGCTGCCATCGATCCGTAACGGAGGCCGTTCTCCCGTCGCGCCCGTGAGCGCGGCGATTGCCTGCTCGCGCACATTCTTGGGGCAGACGCCCATGAACGAGACGTCCGTCGCCCCGCTGCTCACGTTGTCGCGCGCCCCGTCGTAGCCGAAGAGATTCGCGCAGTTGAGGTTGGTCCCGTTGGTCCCGTTGGTCCCGGTCTCCCACTCGATGTCGAAGGCAGTCGAGAGGTTGCCGATGTGGAACATCTCCTCTTCGCGATCGTACTGCGCCGTCACGTCCGTTCCAACGATGTCGGCCTTCTGGTAGCCCAGCAGCGCCATCGCGCGCTTGAGCGCCACCGCCCCGGTTCCCCACAGCAAGTTCTCCGGCGCGCTGCTCCGGCGCAGGTAGATGCGGCGAGTCGAACGCGAGTACGTGCAGGTCCAACCCGACGAAGCAGCCGCGTTCATCGCAGTCTGCGCGGCCGTAGCCAGCGCCTCCATCGTCGCGTAGGCGCCGGGTGCGATGGTGGCGGTCTTGTCTGCTCCGTCGTTGAAGCGGATTGTATCGTTGAAGCCCGCGACCACGACCGGACCCCAGCCTGCTATCCAGTCGCTCGCAAAGGCAGCATTCATCTTGGTCTGAACGTCCTGTGCCGCGGCGATCCCACTCGCGTAGTCGCCGGTCGTCAAAGTCGCGGTGTAGTCGGTGACGCCCACGTGAAAGTCGAGCTTGTTGTTCTGCTCCACACCGGACGCAACGACCGTGAGGTGCTGATCGCGCAGGTTGCGGTACTTGTGCCCTGACACGCTGCGGCCCGGCCCGATCGAGCACTCGTGGACGGTCCGCCCTCGGAAGGCGTCGTAGCCGTAGGGCACGCGCACACCCGTCTCGCGCCGCGATCCCGGCGTGGGGCGAAGCCTGGGGCCGGGGGCGGCAATGTCGCGCACCGTGATCTTGGGGCTGTAGTCCACCGCGGCGCCCTTCTTCCAGACGACGCACTTCCACTTGTTGTCAAACTCAGAGAGGTAGATCCAGATGCCGGCGTCCCGGCAGAGCTCGGCCAGGATCGCGCTCACGCGGTCGGGGTCCGCCGTCACCACGGCGTGAACCATGTCGGACTGCCGCCAGGTCTTGAGCAGTGCGCGGGCGTCCACGAACGACCCAAACGCCCCCACGCCGGTTTCAACGTCCGCCGTAGCTTCGAGGCCCTCAAGAACCAAGACGTGATGCGCAAGGTCGGGGGCGCGCTGGATCAGGTCGGTACCGTTGCCGGTGTAGGCGCCGCCCGCGTCGGCGTAGCCGTCGAGCTCGGCGAACCACTTGGAGCCGGCGTAGGAGAAGACCGGGATCGCAAAGCGCGCCCTTATTTCCCTGGCGAGCGGCTCCCGATCGCGGGTCGGGATTCGTTCCTTGGCGCCGAGGTCGATCACCACCCCTACCATCGTGTCGCCCACGACTTCGCGGTTGGGCCGGAACTTGACGACCACGCCCATGTAGAAGATTCGCAGTTTCGGGCTGTCTGCGGGGGCGCCAGAGAAGTAGAGCCTCATGATCGTCTGGCCGTATGCCCACGGCTCATCGGGGATGGCGTTGAATCCGTCCCAGGTGGTCTGCGTTCGCGTGACGGCTTCGAAGGTGGGCGTCGTCGCCCCGGCCAGCGCCAGGTCGTGGAAGGTGGAGGCGGTCTTGGTGTTCTCCATCCTGAATCTCGTGCTCGCCGCCGAGCCCTGGATCATGGTGTAGCCGATACAGAAGGAGGTCGCGATCAGGTCGCCGGGCGGAGGCACGGTCGGCAGCCGCAGCCTGAGCTCGCGGTACCCAGCGTCGTAGTCGAGGAGCGCGTAGCTGGTCTCGTTCGCCACGTCGAGCGCGGCGCGCGGGTTCTCAGCATTGTTCGCCGCCACCAGCTCCACGTTGACCGGCGGCATCGGGTAAAAGCCGATCGCGAAGGGGTCCACGCCGGCGCTCGATACGTCGGCGATCTTGAAGCCCGCGCCGTCGGCGCTGGTGTTGAACACGTCCGCGTCGGCGGGGTCCAGGATGGCGAGCTTGTCGTCCACGGCGAGCAGCGGCATCGCACCCAGGGTCTGGTCGTGGAAGACCTTGCAGGCGTGCGACGCGAACAGCACGCGCGTCGGCGTCCCGGGTGCCGTCCCTCCTCCCCCGGCGTCCACCACGATGCCCGCGACGCAGTGTCGCGCACCGACCACCAGGTCGTGCCCGTGCTGGTCGTCTCCCCAGCGGTTGAGCCAGGGAGGCCGGAGCGGGTTGCCGCGGACCGAGCCGCGGACCTTGGGAATGAAGTGCCCGAGCGAGTCCTCCGGCGCCCGCGCGTAGCGCTTGCGGTTGACGGGCACCAAGTCCGCCTCCAGATTCCAGTCCCAGCGCTGGATCGCGCGCACGATCGCCTTCCAGCCTTCGACCTCATAGCCCTGCACCATGAACTTGTGACCGATGGTGGCGAGGTCGGCGGCAGCCGTGAGGCTCACGTCCCAGAAGTAGAAGGTGCAGATCGCCCCGATCCAGCGGTGCGTGCGGAACACGTCGAGCGCCCGCTTGCCACCGGTCTGGTGAGCGAGGGGCACGTCCAGGACTGTGAAGCCCGCGCTCATCGGGGCCCAGGACGACTCCCGCAGCCTCGCGGTCCGCGCGATCGGCTCGATGTCGGCGAGCGCCGCCTGCCATACCTGAGGCGGCGTGCCGGGCGTCGCGACCTCGCGGCTCCCCAGGTAGAGCGTCAAGGCCGAGGGCGAGGTCAGCTCGACCTTGACGAGCGTCGCGATGTCGCGGTTCTCGCGTCGCCAGGCGGCGAGAAAGTTGGCTGTGAGCGGGGAGGCCATCAGCCGAGCTGCTCCAGTTCGACCTGCGCGCTGTAGATGGTGTCGGCCGCCTGCTCCCGCTCGATCGTGAATGGAATCTCGCCGCGCTGGACGATGTACTCGCGCATCACGTTGTCCTTGTCGAACATGAAGAAGCTGTTCCTGAGCTTCCGCAGCGCGTCGAGCTTGACCGCGACGGCGGAGAGGATGTTCCGGTAGGGCAGGCTCCGCAGCTCGCGGTTGTCCCCCACGTAGCTAACCACCGGGTCCTGGCCGATGGTGCGCTCCTCGACGTTGGAGCTGATGTTTAGGACCGTTGCGCCTGGCGAGTGGAGGATGCCGAGGTCGTGAGTGATCCAGTTTAGTAGGAACTTGCCGAGGGTGAAGACGCTGCCCACCACGAGCGAGTAGCGGAAGTAGCGGGCGGTCACGTCGGAGTCGAAGATCACGCCCTTGTCGCGCGCCGAGGCAGTCGAGACTGAGACCGCTCCCGGCACGTTGGTCCAGGGGTTCCCGGTGATCGGCGGGTAGCCGTTCGCGTCGGTCGAAGACTTGATCGTGAAGGCGGTGATGCCGGTGAGCGCGCCCGCGATAGGCCGGTGCCCGGCGATCCCCCCTACGCGCACGCCCCAGTCAAAGCCGGTGTCAAAATCCACGTCCATGTTCGCCCCGCCCGAGTTCTGCCACAGCACGCGGCGCGCATGTTTCATGGCGTTCTCCATGACGTAGGGCGAGACCTCGTCGCGCGCCGGGGCGGGGGCGCCGGTGCCGTTCTTGAGTGAGGTCGCAGAGCCTTCAATCAGGTTCGAGGTGATGAACTTGAGCGAAGCCATCAGCCGATCTCCGCGCGCATCAGCACCTGGTCGTTCGCGCGCCTCAGGCTCCCGCCGGGACTCGTCAGCTCCATGTACATGTCGCGGGTGTTTAGGCCCTGGAGGATGTAGGTGTTGCCGTCCGCTCTGCGCCCCAGCGGCTCCGTGCGTGGCGCGCCCGCCTTCGTACCGCCAAACGCCGTGCCAGCCGCGCCCACGAAAGCCCCGAGCGGCCCGCGAAGTCCCAACCCCAGGAGAAACGTGCCGAGCCGGGCGAGCGCCAGGCGCGCGAGCTGGGCCAGGATGTCGTTGACGAGCGCTCTCCAGAACGCCTTGGCCGCGGAGCCGATGGTCTGCATGCTGTTGGTGAAGTTGGAGGCGATCGTGACCAGCGAGTTGGACACCGACAGCGCCGCTGCCTCGCCCAGACTCGCGACCTCCGTGAACAACGCCTCGAATCGCGGGAAGTCCTCCTCTCCCAGGCCGCCTCCCGAGATCAGAGTGCTTCGGTCGGGCCGCTTGGCCGTCACGGTGATGCCGAGATGCGCGGCTTCCGCCTGACGGCGGCGGTGCTCGAAGTCTTCCAGAGCCTTGCGCGCCTTGTCCGCGGTGCGAGCCTCGCGCTCCAAGTCGTCGGCGAGCGCCTTCTGCTGCGCGGGGCTCAAGCCGGTCGTGCTCGAAAGCTGGCGGTGCTCGGTGTCGGTCGTGCGGCGCGCTTCGATGATCGCCGCGAAAATGGCCGGGTTGAACCGGAACGGCGAGGTAATCTGCTCGATCGCAGTGGCGAGATTCGCCAACGGGCCCGCCAGCCCCAAGCTGATGTTCGCCATCATCCGCTGCCAGGCGTCGTCGGCTTCGCGCTGCGCCAGGGCCAACTCGCGGAAAGCCTGAACGCCCTCGACGCCCACCGCTCCGAACAGGTTGCGGTAGCCGCGTTCTGCCTCGCCGGCGGCCGTGTGGGACTTACGGAACGCCTCGCTCCCCATGTCCACCCGCTCCACCATCTGCGAGAAGCCGCGCGCGGCCTCGACCGGGGCCAGCGCGAGCTTGACCAGGGCACCGGCGGCGACCACCGCGGCGCCTGCAAGGCCCGCACCGACGCCGATCCCGAGCGCGGTCGAGAGCGTGTTGGTCGCGGCCGCCGTCTTCTGCATGCCGGCGAGCGCGCCTTCGTCGCGATACCTCGCGACTAGCTCAATGACGTTCGCTGCCATCTCAGCCCTCGATCAAGATCGCGCGCAGCAAGCCCGCGGTCACGGCTTCGATCGACTGCGCACCGCGGATCATCTCGTCTACGCTCTCGTCTCCCGCTGCGTCGGCTGCGCTGAGCACTGCGAGGTCGAACCACCAGCCGTCCAGCCGATTGAGGCGGAAGCCCAGCTCATCGTGCGGTCGCCGCGGGAGCGCGCAGATCCGAACCAGCCGCCTCGCCATTCGCCGACCGTCCGCGCTTTGCAGGAAACGTGGCGGCGCTCTTGGCGGCCTCCGCGTCCTCGCTCTGGCCCACGCCCGAGATGCGGTAGATCCCCATCACCAGAGCCGCTTGGTTGCCCGCCACGAGCTGGTCGTAGCGGGGGCCCGGCTCACCAGGCTCGAAGGCCAGCACCGGCTCCACGATTCCGGCCTTCGCCACGGCCCGGAACCGCAGCGCGAGCCGCCTGCTCTCCTCGACGGTGATCTTGCCGCCCGCCCCGTCCGAAGCCATCGAGGGCGCCTGGGCCTCGGCCTCAGCGAGCGCCAGCATGTCGAGGGCGCGCACCCGGACCGCGATCCGTTTGCCGTTCTGGAGGTAGGGCAGCTCGATCACTTCGGTGGCGCCTTCGATGTCCTCCGCGGCGCTGACCTTGAGCTTGGGATCGGTCATGGGATCGTCTCCTAGGTGTAGGTGGTGATCAGCGCCTGCTGGTTCTGCTGCGTCACCGTGAGGTAGGTGGCAGGCGAGCCCGCGGCGATCGGCTTCCACATCAGCGGCTGGATGATCCGCCCGCGGCCTTCCGGCTCACGGGGCACCGGGTCGGTCAGGTGTGCGGCACCCATCGCGAGAGTGAGAATCTTGGCACCCACGGTGAAGGTCAGCGACGGCGCACCCACGGTGAGCGCGAGCTGGGCATCGAGTGCCGAGCGCGATTGGAACTCCTCGCGAATCATCAGGCTCATCTCGGGGAAGTCGGCCCGGATCGGCTCATCGACGAGCTGGGCGGAGTAGTCCCTGCCTGGCGCCTTGTTGTCGATCGCGAGCTCGAAGCCCAGGATGTTGCCGGTCGAGCCGATGCCGTCGTTGAAGGCCGAGAGCCCGTCCATGGGGACGCAGTCCTGGGTGGCGGGCAGGGCGAGCGAGGTCGGGGTCACGTTGGTCGAGTAGTCCTTGCCCTCGAACGTGAGGCGAGCGCGCATCCGCCCGTGCGACTCGCCGCTGAAATTGGCTTGGACGATCTTGGCGCCGACGATCTGCTCGACCTTGCCCGTGGGAATGTCGCCCATCCCGATCTCCAAGGTGAGCGAGTTCAGCAGATCCTTGTGCTTGAAGGTGTGGGTGAAGTCCGGCCCCCCGCCAGTCGTGGCGCCACCGTTGGCGGCGAAGGTCGCCGTGCCCATCAGGCAGTCCCAGAGCAGCAGAAAGTTGGTGAAGGTAAGCTCGCACTCGAGCGTGAAGCGGACGGTCTTCTTCCCGGCCCAGTGGAGGAGGAGAAGCCCGGTCCCGTCCATCACGTCCTGGTCGGCGACCTCAAGCACCGGCTCGGGCCGCAGCGCAAGGAACCGGACGCGATGGGTGGCGGCAACGTCCGTGCCCCAGACGGACTCGCGGCCGAACTGGAAGAAGCCCTTGTACATCTGGCCGGGGAATGGCATCTCAGCCTCCTACGCCGTAGCCGGCGTCCATTGGTAGTCCGCTTCGAGCCGGTACTCGGCGAGCCCGGTGCCTGCCCCGCCCTCGGCGAACTCGGTCGCCACGGTGTAGCCCTTGTCCATGATCTGCCCGCATTGGAGGTAGGGCGTGCCGCCCGCATCCTCCATCTGGCGGTTGTCCATGACCGCGCGGCGCACGTCGGCCACAAGTTCCAGGATCGCCCGCTGCGGCGATTTCGAGTCGGTGGTCTTCAACACCAGCGAGAGCTTCAAGAGATCGTTCTGAAGCTCGATCGAGCCACCCTCGCTCGCCTCTGAGTCGCTCACCATGACCATCACGAGCGGCGTCGGCAGCCCATCCCAGGCCCCGCTCACTTCGGCCAAGATGGTGCGCGGCGTCTGCCACCACAGGTCCGGGTGCTCCTGGGCGTGGCGCTTGATCTGGTCCGCCAGCCGCTCGGCGATGTCGAGCGCTCGCGCCTTGGGCCTGGTCATCCATTGGCCCTCCGGGTGAAACTGTTCACCTCGACCTGAGCGACACGGCCCGCCACCCCGTTGACCTCGCGCGCGACGGTGGCGAAGATGCCCCGCCCGCGCTGGAAGACCGACTTCTTCAGCAAGTAGAGCAGCGTCAGCCGCTTCCCGCTATCCCGGGTCGCGATCCACAGGTTCCCTGCCTTGGAGCGCAGGAAGAAGGCTCCCGTGAGCGTGCGCGCCGATGCCCCGGCGAGCCGGTCGCTCCCGCCCAGTGTCTGCATGTGCCGCGTCGGGATGCGGAGGTAGCCCTTGGGCGACGTGCCGCGGCGGGTGCCGCCATGCTCGAGGAATGCGACGTGCCGATCGGGGCTCCCGACCGCAGCCGATACCTCGCGACCGCGCTTGAGCACAATGCCGCCCGGCGTGATGCGAAGCGCGGTGCCCCCGGAGCGTCCACGCAGCAAGGCGCCCACCCGCGGCGAGAGCTTGCCCCAGAACGGGTCGGAGCCGCCCTCCCTCGACGCCACGCGCTCCTTGAGCTTCTTGCTCATCAGGAAGGAGAGCAGCCGGATCACCTTCTCGGCCATGAGCGGCAACTCGCCCGCGGCGCGCGTAAGCCGCGCTTGCGTCGCGCTGGCCCCCTTCACGGTCACGGCGATCATCGGCGCCTCAGAAGCTGGACGATGCGTTCCACGTCGGCCGGCACCTCGAAGGAGTTGAAGCGCCGCGAGGCTTGGCCCAGGCTCGAATCGCTGGCCCGACCCACGGCGCCGCTCCAGTCCTGGAAGTTGGCCTGCGCCAGCCGGTGGGTGGCGAGTTGGGCGGGGAAGACCTCGTCGCTATCCCCGGCGATCGTCGCAGAGGGGAAGCGCAGCCCCGCCGAGTAGTGCAGTTCGACGTTGAAGGTGCCCTTGGGCGGGCGCTCGGAATGGAGCCAGATGCCGCCCGTCATCTTGTGGAGACGGATGCCTGTGAGGTCGAGCGCGTCCTTGGTGCCATCGCTCTTGATCTCCTTGACCGCGAACACCTCGCCGAGCGGGCGCTCGTCGGCGTACATCGGCCACGCCTCCCCACTCCATGCGATCGCCGGATCGCCGTCCCGGATCTCGGGCTCGCTGCCGACCGTGAGCGTGAAGGCCCCGGCGGCGAGGGCCGCTACGTTCAACGTGATCGCCGATGCGCTGTCCACGCTCACCACTTGCGAGCCGGGGCGCAGGTTGGCGCCGAAGGCGTAGTCGCCGACCTTGATGTTCGCCGTGCTTGCAACCGAGGAGAGCGCCTTCGCGTCCGCGACGCTGGTGGCACTGCCGATCACGACCGCATCCCGGTAGGTGCGGAAGGCGAGCTTGCGGCCGGTCAGGAGTTCCAAGAGGCTCGCGGCCTGGTTCAGCGCAGCGACCGCCTGCGGCTTCTCGACGTCGGGGATCTCGCGACGCAGATAGGCGAAGCCCTCATCCTCGGTCGTGACCGCGATCGGGAGCAGAGAATCGAGCACCTAGCGCCCCTTCCATCCGCGCTTCTTCTGGGCGGGCGCTGGCGCCGACTCATGGCCCATGGGGGAGGCTGGAGGAGGACTTTTGCCCGTGCGTGCCTCGCGGGAGCTCGCGCCGGTCCGCTCCTCCCCATCACGCCCGCCCACGACCTCAAAATGCCACGGCAGCTTCTTCAATAGCTCGTAGCTCTCGTGCTCTGAGAGCTCGAACGTCCCACCGGGCGGAACCTGGAGCTTGCCGGCCCGGTACCAGGTGCCGGCGCGGTTCCTGATCTTCATGGCTCTCCTCACGGGTGGGGCGGGCGCGTGATGGCCCCGCCCCCACCGCTAGCGGATTACGACAGGCCGAGGTTGCCGATCGCGTTCACCATCGGCTCGGCGCCGCTCGGCGTCCTGACCGGCTGGAAGTCGAACCGCCTGACCGCCTTGAAGACGATCTGATCGGTCTCGAACTTGTCGTGCGTCGAGGCCTCGACGATGATCCCGAGCCGATCGCCGATCTTGAACTGATCGACGTTCGGGTAATAGATCGCCGTGGTCGCTCCCGCTCCGTCCCTCACCCCCGCCGAGTTGTAGTCGTCGTTGACGTAGGACGAGAGCACGATGTCCGACCCCAGGAGCGTGCCGATCGTTCCCGGAGGCGCATCGCGCTCGGGACCGATGAAGACCGGCCGTCCGTCCTCGGTGCGAATCGTGAGGATGTGGGCCGAGCCCCAAGCGGAGCAGAGCCACAGCATCTGCGAGGGGTCCACCCCATATGGCCCCATCGGTCCCCTGAGCTTCGCACAGCCCTCGATCGTGAGGCCGGCGCCTGCATCCTTGACCCCGAGCCCGGTCTGCGCGTGCCAGTAGCGGATGCCGTTGGCGAGCAGCCGCACGTCGCCCGCCGCGATCGTCTGGCCGGAGTCGAGCGAGCCGGCGCCGCCCGGCGTGGTGCCGGTGGTCTGGGAGTTGACGAGCACATCCTCGGTGCCGCGGGAGAGCGACTTCGCCAGCTTCCGCTCGATCTCCTGCGTCATCGGCACCGCCGCGTCCTGCGACAGTTCGCGCGAGGTGACGATCCGCGCCGCCATCTTCTTCGCCACCCAGGTGGCATCGAAGGTGGTGAAGTCGCCGAGCGTGATCGAAGCGCCCTCGGCGATGAAGTAGGGCGTCGTGTCCGCGCCCTCGACGAAGCCCTTCTGGGTCTGCGACTGCATCGGGAAGGACTCGAAGTAGTTCGGGAAGCGCGACAGGAGCTGGACGAGCTGCATCAGGTTGCCGCTCCAGATCGTCGGCACCCAGGCCCCGCCCGTCGTCGCCGCGCCCTCGGCGAGATCGGAGGCCAGCATCACCCGCTTGCACAGCTCCTCCCACTCCTTCCACAGCCCCAGCCCCTTCATTCCGCCGAGCTGGGTGTAGGTGCCTTGGTCGCGGATCGAGTAGAGCTTGTTGAGCATGAAGATCGAGTCGTTGACGAGGCGGAAGCGCGCGAGCAGCGATTCGACCTCCATCGGAGCACCCAGCGCCTTGATGCTCCGCCCGCCGCGCGAGATCAGGTTGAAGTAGGTGCCGTCGATGTTGTTCACGCGCGCGAGCTTGCAGAACTCGTCATCGGGAACGTAGCCGCGCGCCACCGAGCGCACGAACTGGACCGAGGCGTTCGCCATGTTGCCCGATCCCGGCACCGTTCCGTCCGCAGCGCGGGCCAGCTCCAGCGCCTGCTCGGCCTTGAGCCTTGCGTCCTCGGCCTTCTCCGCGACCTTGGCGAACTTGGCGACCTCGGGCGCGATCTTCGAGATTTCGGCAAGGGTCGCGTCCTTGTGCCTGATGAGATCGCCAACGACCGCGTAGAGCTTGCCGCGCTTGCGGTTGAACTCCGGCGGCGAATCGTCCGAGGAAATCTGCTCGTTCAGCACCTCAAGGCCGCTCGCCGGCGGCTCCCCGAGGTGGATCGCCCGCAGCAGCGGGTTCTGTGCGCCCGTGAAGGCGCGACGTGCTTCCTTGCTGTTCATCCCATCCTCCCTGGTTCGCCCGCCTTGCGCGAGCCCCACTGCCCCCTACCCATCCACCCCTGCCCGACTAGGTGCGGGCGAACCATCCAGCCGGGAAAGCCCTGCTTCCACTTCCTGCACGAGCGATCCCTTGCCCGCTACTTCCCTGCCGCTGCGAGGCGGTTCCACGCCAGCCGTCCCGCCTCGTGCGCGCGCGCGTCGAGACGCATGTTCTCGATCCACGAGCGCCGCCGCTCCATGAACTGCCGCGCCGTGACCGTCCCCGCGACCTCGTTCGAGAGCGCGCGCGTGCCCGCGAGCCGCCCGCTCCAGCACAGGGAGAACTCGGGCGCCTCGGAAGGCTCGTCGAACTCCATCATCGCCGTCTCGCCCCCGTACTCCTCGCCCGGCTCGTGCTGGGTGCAGTGGTCGTCGTCAGAGGGGTCCATGCTCTCGCCGCAGATCGAACACAGCGCGCGGTTGAACGAGGCGTGGATCGAGGACTCGGACCAGATCTCGGACTTGATCTTGCGCTCGATCCGGTCGCCCTCCTCGTCGTTCTTCAAGAAGTAGAACGAGAGCAGCAGCTCCTGCGAGTCACCCTGCGCGGTGCGGGTTGAGGCGTCGAACACCTTGCCTATCGGCATGTCGCCGCTGCCGAACATCCCGTGGTTCCGCATCACCGGGGCGCCCGGGTAGAGCTTCGCGAGCTTCTTGATCGCGTTCGCCCGGATGCGGAGGTTTCCGTCCCTCGATGGCCGCGAGTGGGCGGCGAGGAAGGTGCGGACGTGGTGCGCCGCGAGGTCGATGCTATGACGCTCGGCGGCGCGCTCGGCGATCTCCGAAGCGAAGCGTGAGGGCCGCTCCAGCGCTCCAGTCATCACGAGACGAACGATCATGTTAGCCTCCCGCCGAGTTCCACGAACGGCGGCACCACGACTGCGGGATCGGGCCCGAACGTCACGCGCTTAGGTTCCCGCTTCCACTGCCAGCGATGGCTACAGCGCAAGCACTGCGCCCAATCGCGGCGGAAGGCTACGGTCACGGCTGCCGAGCACTGCGGGCAGCGGAGCGATACCGGGCTCGTCTTCACGCGGAGCCCTCCACCCCGTTCAGGAGCCACGCGAGCCGATTCGCCGGCTGGCGCTTCGCTACGAGCAGATCCTCGAAGTCTTCCAGGTCTGGCAGCACGGCGCAGCGGCAATTTATGTCGAGTTCCGCCACCCCAGTCCCGCCCGGCTCCTGCGTGGCGACGCCGCCGACGTAGAAGGGGTCGCCGATCGGGATTGACTCCTGCTCGCTGTAGGTGTCGCCCGCGATCCGGTGGGTGTCACGCACCGCCTCGTCTCCCATCGTGAGCCAGAACTTCTTGCGCACCCCGCCCGCCTGCCAGGTCGAAAGAGCGGCGCGGTTGTATGGCCCGGCCATCTCGGTGCGCGCGATCGTCATCGAGTTGGCGCGGCGGCCATCGAAGAAGTCGCGCACCTTGCCCACGATCTCGCTCCACTGTTTCTCATCGTCCACCGCCTCGGCGATCAGCTCGCGCAGCCGCGTGCGGTCGGTGATCGACACACGCTGGATCATCACGTCGGTGCGGGCGCGGATGTAGTTCTGCACCGCGGTCGAGTGCAGGTCGATCGCCGCCGCCACGCCGATTTCGTCCGCGGCGTCAGCGGCCGCCTGCGCCATGGCCTCTTCGATCCGCTGGCGAAGACGCTCGCGCTGCTCCACGCTGATCGCGTAGAGCTTCTCGGGGTCGATGTCGATCGCGCGGTCCTCGAAGCGCGCGAAACTGTCGCGCTGCATGTCCTGGAGCAGCCGCTCCGCGCGCTCGGCCTGCTCCAGGCGGATCGAGTTCCAGACCGCGGCCATCCGCTGCTCCTCGCGTGCCAGGCGCTTGTCCTGTCGCCTGCGCAGCCGCTCGGTGCGTTGCCTGGGATTGGAGCCGGCGAAGTGGTGCCCGTTGCGCGATGGGCGAATCGCCGCCGCCTCTTCCTCCTCGGGCGCGATCTCCTCCTCGGGCTCAGGCTCCTCGCCGGGGCGCAGGCCGGGGGCTTCTCCGAACGCGGGAGCGCTCGGCCGCTGCCGTGGCAGCTCGTCCTCCGGCCTGCCGGTAGCCTCGGCACCCCACCACTCGCGCGCCTCGTTGACGGAGACCACCGCGTCCTCGGCAGCCAGCACCGCGCCTTTCATCATCTCCAGCCGCGCGGCCTGGAGGGCCGGGACGCTCTCCATGTCGGTCTCGATCGTGATGTCCTCGCCGAACAGTGGGCACAGGCGCTCGTTCAAGACCGAATCGACCAGCCGCACCACGTTGCCGATAGTCGAGCGCCAGTAGTTCTCGCTCGACGTCTCGCTCGACTTCCCCTGGTCCAGCGAGCCCGATTCCTTGATCCCCATCATCCACGGCGGCACGCCCGCGGCCCGGCAGACGTTGGCGTTCATCAGCGTGATGTTCTCGTTGAGCATCAGCTCGCGGACCGTCTGCCCCTTCTCGATCTGCTCCATCCCTTCGACCACGATCAGCTTGAACAGGTTGTCGATGCTCTGGAATCGGCGGGCGTAGGCGGTCTGCGCGGCCTTGATCTCGGCGTCCTTGGGCGGCCTGCCCTTGCCGTCGGTGATCGCCCAAGTCCCCGGCACCAGACCACCGCGGGCGTAGAACTGGCGCAGGATTCGCAAGGCGTGCCATTGCGCCATCCAGTCCTCGCGCGCGGGCTCCACCCAAGTGATGCCGGTCTGCTCGTCGCTCGGGTTGTACTTGGCGACGTGGATCACGCTCCAGGGCGCGATCGACTCGGGAGCGCCAGCGCCGTACCACAGGTACTCGCTCACCGTGCGGTTTTTGCCCGGCACGATCTTGATGAACGGCGGATGGAGCGTCCACAGCGCATAGGGCGGGCGATTCCGGGCCTGCGAACGGCCGCGCTCCAGGTAGATGTAGCTGTTCCCGAACAGCTCCAGGTCACCGAACAGGTTCAGCAGGAACTGGTGCCCGGTGTCGCGCGCGTTGGCGCCCTCGAAGACATCCGCCACGTTGCCGAACTTGCGCTGGATCTCGCGCTCGCCCTGGTAGAAGCGGCGCGGGAGTGCTGCGGCATCGTTCTGGATGAGACGGACCAGCGCATGGACGATAGGAATCTTCTTGAAAGCGTCCTTGTGCTGCATCTCCTCATCGGTCAAGCCCCACGGCGTGCCCATGAACCAGTCGGGGATGTCGGGGACGAGTCCGACCTTGGGGTAGTTCGTGAGCGCGAAGGCGCGCGAGATCGCGAGTGCCAGATCAGCGGGACGCACGGGGCTCCTGCGGCGTGGTCGCTGCGCGCACCAGGTAGATCACGCCGAAGATCATGGCGACGAATCCCACCCAGCGAGAGCCGCCCGCGAACCATGTGCCGACGAGGAAGAGTGCCAAGCCCACGAGCGCGTCCCAGTTCACGGTCATGAGAAACGCGCCGCGCGCAGTTCGAGCCAATAACCCTTCGCGTGGATCTTCCATTTCCACCACGGCCGAATACGCCGCATAGCGTCAACCATCCCGAGTCGCCGCTCGCGCCACCACTGCCGTTGCAGATTTCTCCGAGTGCTCATGCGTACATGCTCACGTTCACGGCTCGTTCCTTACCTTCAGACAGATGCGTTCCCACTCGTCATAGAGCGAATGGAAGTAGAATCGCAGGCCGCTTGTGGTGCGCTCCATGAACACTCGCGGTACTCGGTACCAGCGCGGAACCCAGCGCGGGAAGATCCGGCGGCTCATGCGTACACCCGCACCGCACGCGCTCCCGAGCGCGAGTGGGCCACGTAGCGCAGCGCGTCAATCGCGTGGTCGCGCTCCTTGATCGGGATCTCCTTCTTCGCGAGCCCACCCTCTTCGTCGCCGCTGCCCGGCCGGTGATAGAGCGGGATCTCCTCCTCAAGACAGGTCGGCTCTTCGAGCCCCGCGAGCCGCTCGTCGCGCTCCGCGAGGTTGCCCGCGACCGTGACGATGTTCCCGCGCGCCATCGCGTCGGCCAGCGTTCCGATTCCAGCGAGCACGTCTTTGTCCGCGGGCGTGGTCCAGATGCCATCCTCGTCGTACGTCTCGCGCTCGCCACGGTCGTGGTCGGCCCAGCTCTCGGTGACGTTCAACTCGGCGAGGTAGGGTGCGAGCGCGCGCGCGGAGGGCTCGTCGGGGCATGTGGCGCGCAGCGCGTTGAGTTCGCGCAGCTCCAGCGCCTTGATCGTCAGCGCGTTCTGCCGCGGCGACAGCCCGCTCCGGTAGTGCTGGCGGTAGAGCCACAGCCGGTCGCTTCCGGGCTCGCACGCGAGCCACAGGCAGACCGCGGGATGATCGAAGCCGAAGTCGATCCCGCGCAGCCGGTCCCAGTCGGGCGGCGGGAAGCCGCTCCAGGCCGCCCAGGCTTGTGGAGGCGCTACGCCCGCCATGCGCTGCGCATCCCAGGCCGTACCGAACACCAGCCCCTCGTGCGCGCACCAGTCGCCGTCCACGAGTTGACGGCGGCGGACGCCTGAGAGCCGCGACAGCCGCTCCCAGTAGGCGGGAGGCATCACGTCGCGCAGGTCTTCGCGCCCGACGCGCACCACGCGGGCGAAGGTCTTCCCGTCCCGCGTGCGCACTCCGCTCCCCAGGTCGGGGAGATAGCGCCGATACGCCCAATGCGCGGGCGTGTCGGGGTTGACCGCGAGCAGGATCTGGTGCCACGGCATGCTGCGCTGGCCGACGCAGGAGTTGGCGAGCTCGAACTGGCGGAAGCTGATTTGCTCGGCCTGGTCGATGCCGATGAAGCCGTAGCGTGAGCCCTGCATCCGATCGGGCTCATCGAGACCGAGGAAGTCGATCGCGCTCCCGTTACGCAGCCGTAGCTGCGACTTGCTCTCGCTCCAGCAAGCGGACCAGATCTCGGGCGGTACCACCTCGCGCGCGACTTCGAGCGTGGTGTTGTCCATGCTGCGCCGCTCCTCGCGAGCGACGAGGCAGCGCGCTTTCGTGTACGACTCGGCGTAGCCCCACGCCTTGACGATCGCGACCCAGCTCTTGCCCGCGAACTTGCGCCCCGAGTAGAGCAGCTCGGGCTCGGTCGAGCACAGGGCATCCGTTTGCGCCTGGGTCTTGGGCGCGAGCACCAGCGCTTCTGCGCTCATGGCGAGGAGTGCCGCAGCGAGGAGTTCACGCACCGGACGATCCGTTACCGTTCGTGACCGACTTGCCGCGCGCAGCCACCGCGACGGGGATCGCGGCGCCATCGCCCTCCATCTCGCTTGCGAGCGCTGGCCAGTTCAAGCCTGGCACGCGCAGCATCACGACGGGTGCGCCACGAAGCGCGAGCTCGGCCTGCGTCATCTTCGGGAAGCGGCGGTCGAGGATCTCGCGCGCGGCGTAGCCTAAGTCCATGTTCGTGGACTTGGGATTCTTGAGTACCTGGACGAGGCGCCTGACCGCGAGCGGGGTCGCGAGGTTGAGCAGGCGAGCGGCGCGTGCGACCGCCTTGCGCTCACGCACGTCAGGTTCGCGCGCGTTCAGATTGCCGCGTGGTGCGCCACCACCCGCCCCGCGCGCCATGCTAGGGCACGTACTTCGGGTAGGTGATGAACACGCGGCACGTGGTCACCGACGGCGTGGTGCCACCGATGTCGCCGATCACGTTGAGGCGAAACTCCGGCGTGCCGAAACAGTTCGAGTTGGTCCCAGCCTCGTCGGTGTCCACCGGCAGTCGGCCCTGGTAGAGCACCGTGGGCGCAGATGAGAGCGTGTAGGGCACCGTCGCCGTCGATCCCGCAGACCACGTGCCCCAGGTCGGGCCAGTCATGCCGAAGGGTGTCAGGGCCACGAGATTCAGCGCAGACCACGTTCCGGCGGCGAGCACCGATCGCGCGCATCCGCCACGGAAGCACTTCTCGGGGATCGCATACAGCGATTCGGCCGCCGCGTTCGAGCGCTGCCCGGTCACGGTGATGATCGCGCCCGGATTCGAGGCGCTCGTCGCGGCGCCGGGCAGAAACCCATGCCACGCCCAGTCGGTCGTGCTGATCACGATCGTTCGGTTCGAGTCGGCTTCGTCCCCGATCGTGTTCAGCGTGTCGAGGCCGCCGGTCGAGAGCGCGCGTGCGGCTCCTGGCTGGTTCGATGCCCAGCCGACTTGCTTGGTCACCCACTGCACGCCAGCCGAGGCTGGAGACACGAACGCGGCAACGAGAACCAGCGCCGCAAGCACCAACGAAAAACGGCCGACGTTGACGCCGACCGTGAGCCCGAGAATCCCTTCCCGC